ATATTTATCGGAAAGATATTCCAGAGAGGTCTTCTTGTCGATATTAATTGATTCTGTCATTTAAATACGTAACAATATAACCAATACACTCGCTTTATATTTAATATCTAATTAAACCCATTAACTAAATCTATTGAACCTATTGAGTTATACTAATCCGCAATGTCCACACGATACAGATTAGTGGCAGATAATAGAGAAAGAAGTGTATTTAATACGTTAGAATTGGAAATGAAATTGGCCGCAGAGGAAGGAAAACCAATAGATTATGAATTGAAAACTCTAACAGTAGGTGATTATGCTATAATTGAAAATAGAACAGAACGTTTGATAGCTATTTTTGAACGTAAAACGTTGGAAAAAGATTTTCCTGCATCAATCAAAGACGGCAGATATGCAAATAAAGAAAAAATGATAAAAGCAAGGGAAAAATCCAATTGTAGACTGTATTATCTGGTTGAAGGACCACTGAACCCTCCACCTACCAAAAAATTCTCTTACATACCGTATTCGGTGATAGAAAGCGCAATAATTCACCTTGAAATGAGAGATGGATTTCATATAATTCGAACAGAAAATATAAATGATACAGTTAAACGCCTAATTAGATTCATTTATTCGTTGCATACAGTTAACCCCGAAGATGTGATCAAGGAGGTGAAATATGATACCACGCCTATGGATTTATCCATGCTACCTACAGATTTATCCATTCCACCTACGGATTTGACGGTGAATGGAGGCAATTCACCTTCTGCTGTCGCATCTGATAACGCGAGTAATAATGAAACGGTGGCATTACCATCCCCAGATTTGCATCCCCCATCTGCAACCGCCGCCAAAGAAACACTACCCGCAGAAAAGCTTCCTTTTCCCGCTGCAATGGATATGTTAACAGAAAAGCATGAAAAACGTGATATTGATGTGATAAGGGAAATGTGGGCATGTTTAAGGGGAGTATCAATAACATCCGCCGATATTTATTTAAGACAATTTACCCTTAAGGAATTAATACGTGGAGAGATAAAACCCGCAACGATTAAAGAATTAAAAACACCTAATGGGAAACTAATCTCTAAGAGCGCTAAATCATCATTAAATGGACTTGCAAACGATACGGCTGTGTGTGAACGTGTGTTGGCGAAGGTGCCCGGAATAAGTCAGGCCACGGCTAAAGAATTAATTGCCGAAGCAAAATCGCTCGCTGTGCTGCTTTCTTATTCAGAAGACGCGATTTCTATAATGAAAATCGGGAAGTCAAAAAAATCTCTTGGAAAGATAAAGGCCGAAAGGGTGATTCGTTATTTCAATCTTAAATTCGCCGGCGTTGCACAATAATTTATGTTTATTCTAATCCGCTTGCCGAATTGTCATCCACGTGCACCATTTCGTTTGAAAAGTCTTCTGGTGATTCCGCCGGATCAACATCAACATCAAAATAATTCTTGAATGCCTTATCTTCGCTTTGTAACTTTTCGCCATCTTCTGTTGGTTGAGTTGGTAAATCTTCTGCCATATTTGGATCATCGGCTTCTTCCATTATATCCTCTACCGCCAATGATTTATCTTTTCGCAATTTCTTCCAATTGACTTCACCCGGTTTGGTTTTTAATTCTTCGTCTTTTAGTATAGATGTGAGGAGGCCCGTAATGAATGTGGAGCGCAGATCTTTTATTTTTTGGTCTACTCCCTCGCTCATATCTCTCCTTACTTCGCCCTTCGCATCGCCCTTTGCCCCACGATCCGAATCTCCCCATTTTGCCTCTCTCATAACTGCTTTCTTCATTCCGGCTACAAGAAGTGCATTTTCGGCAACAGCAATATTTGCCGCAAGACTGCTTTCAACACCTTTATAAATATCCAAGCAAATGGTGACGAATAATTCAAGCGCAAATGATACCGCTTCTCTGGGCTTTTTCTTCATCGTAAAATAGTTAATTAACAATTGCCAATTTCCAGGTGTAGGAGGCAGTAGATTGCCTAAATTAGGTATTACATGGGATTCTATACCTGATTTTTCTATGGCAGTGGATGCACTTTGCGCAGGCTTATCTATACTTGCAAAATTACGCAATTGGCCGTATTCGATAACTATTTGGCGTATATAAGAACAAATAGTGTATAATCTTGTATCTGTGGTGCTTTCCGGTTCGGGTGGGATAAACTTCCCACTTAATATATCTTTTTGATTTATGCCTTCCACGGCTCCTATACTCGATACCGCATACTGATTAACCCTCGCCAACGAAGATAATTCAACTACTTGATCAAAATTAAACGTCCATGCGGAATATATCTTGTCAAGTGGAGAATAATTCTTGTCAGGAATAGTCACGATTTCTGCGCTCACAGAATCCCCTTCAGTGATTTCCAACAATGCATCTTCAAACACCTTCTTGTACTCGGAGTAATATTTCAATCCTTCTTCGGAATACATTTTAGACAATGTTGAATAATTTAGATTGCATTTGGAACATTTTCCACTTACCCATTCATGCATGACATTTCCACTTTTGGATTCGATTGGACACTTATTATAAAAGTATTTAAAGAAATTTCCGATTACTACTTTTTCTTCTCTAGCGGCTGTTATTTTATTCTCTGATAAACTTCTGACTTTACTCCGCATCACTCCACATATTTCGCATTTTCTGTCGATTAACTTGTAATGCAAGAATTTTCCACTATTTAACTCTTTCAAAGCGAAATCTCCTGTGATTTCTTCTACTACGGTCGTTGCCGCAGACGCAACATTGCTTGCCACCGTAGTAGAATTTGTCTTTTTTGCACCGCCCTGCACAACTGTCCGCGGTGATTGCATTTCCACAACTAATATTGTCCACTTATGTGATTCTCCTTTCTCATCATAAATATCCGATAATGGAATTATTTGTTGAACAAAATACGGATTGTACGGCGAATAAAATGAAACAACATTCAACAAATAATTCACTCTAAAATGTTCCTGTAAAATTCCCCTTTGTTTAAGCAGTTCTGTTTGTTTCTTTATATATAATTTCATCCGGGCATCAACGGTATTCGATGCGATGACATTGTTTCCGCTGTCCACTTTTCCGCCCTCTATATGATCAAACACACCAACAGCCCCCATTAGTTGTGAATCGCTTTTGTATATTTCGCCCGTCGAGTTAAGCAAAGGACTCCATCGAGTAGATATATTTGATTGAAACCCGAATATCAAATTGCGGTGGGGGAATTTTGATCCACTATTCCTGAACAAATTTACATATTCAAAGAATGATTCATATGACGCAATAAAATTGTCTGTAAATGCGTTATGTAAATCTTTTTTCGACGCTGCGGATAAATACTTAATTTGCGGAATTCTAGACAGCGCCCCCCTTACGCCTCCAAGATTTTTATTTCGTCCTTTGTCAAGATGAGTCATTTTAGTTTTCGAATATAAGCTAGGAATGGTATCTAGTTTTGTTATCGTTACGCCAATAATGTTTTGAATATTTCCGGCTTTATCCTTCACTGACATCATTTTACCAGCGGCGAGTGATGACGCGAAATAATAATACGAATAAATAGGATCAGCATCAAGTAAAAGCAATCTATAATGATTTTCATTTGTAAGAGTTATTTGTTCTACTCCTTTTGTAGAAATTAGTTTATATGCGTCAATTATTTTATTTTTTATAAAATCCACAGTTATATTAGGCACACTTTTGATCAACGCGGATTTGGTCTTTGCAATCTTAATAATCGCATATTTTATGTATTCAGAAACATTTCCCGCCTTGCCCTTGTAATCTATAAAATCAATAGAAAGGCCAGACATTGCGCCGCCCGGAGATTTGCCACTCGCTTTACCCCCTATAGACACTATTAAATGGATCAAATATGCATAAGAATACATAATTATGAAGAGTTTCTTTTTGTTTCTAATATCGTCCGCGGTGTTTGTTCGTGATAATTTAAGTTGATTTTCTACTTCGCGTATATATTCATGAATACCGGAAATAGACATTGATACGATATGAGATACTTTTATGCTTGGGCCGAAATGCATAGTATTTATTATTAATGTGATTTCCTTCCACATTTCTGATTTCAATTCATCCTTTATGCTGCTGTATGTTTCGACATCGAAATCTCCTAAATTTGTATCATAATAATTTAATCCCTCTATTCTTTCCGCGCATATGCTGCAAAAATGATTTCCTTTGGTATCTCTGTCATCTAGATATTTTTGCATACGATCGCGTACAATTTCCGCAGTAGGCTTGGAATCCCTACCACTGTTTATATCGGTGTTAATAAGAGTGAGTTCGTTTACATGGGGGCACAATATGTCAAATCCGCATACCGCGCATTTAATAAAATATCTCTCGTCGAGAACAACATTTTTAAGGCCGCGCGGAAGCTCTCCGGTACCTTTCTTAAAAAACTTGCGCAGTATGTTATATTGTTCCTTCATTTGCTGAATATTGGTTGCCGAGCGGAATCTTACTAATGATATCACATGCGGGCATTTGTTTTCTATTGAACTTTTTTCGAAATTTATTCTGTTTGTATATTCGCGCACTATGATTTCTGATTCGCGTTTACTCAGCGCTGATAATACATCTCCGCTTTTCTTGATGGATAGATTCCTTAAATCATGCAATACTTTTTTGCCCCTCAATTCTCCAAAATTCTTATTAATTATACGCAGGTAGGCTGCGGCCTTAGATGACTCATCTTTCAATACCATTGCATTTTTCATTTGGGTGTTTTTCATAGTGTAGTCTAATTGTAATTGTTGTAAACCTAATTTTGTTGCCTTAGAATCAGGTCCCAGAGTCAATGCACTAAGATATATACGATAAGCGCCAATACGTCTCAAATCATCAATCATGGCTATCGGATTTCCTAGGGATATGTTAGATAATGTAATTGCAGAAATCTTTGCTATTACATCCATTATCTGTTTTCGCTGCAATATTTCTGGAATTGGGGCCGTTACAATAGGTTTCATTTTCTCACCGCTGAACACCCCACCCACCGCTACCACTTCTTGCGAAAAGAAGTCTATCAAATTATTCATCGGGGATTTTACTACTGCAGACTCTATTATGCTTTGTTTCTCGCGCCCCCTACCACCTTTCGCGCGTTTTTTATTTGGAGGCATGGGCGGCACTGCGGGTGCACTTTGCGCAACACTGATCGCATAGGACATACGATCTATAACACCAATATTCGCGACATCACCGAGATAATAGTTCTGAAACCATTTTATATAACCAAGAATGTCAGATAATACACTTCCGCCACGTAGATCGTTCGTCGACACCACTATAGATTTTTTAGGAATATAATACGGAATTCCCGATAACTTCACTTTCTCCATTTCGGTTTCGCTTCGTGCTGTTCCGTATTCCTTCAATATCCAGTTTTTTAGTGTTCCGGAATGTTTAGAAGAGTTCTTGTTGAGCGAATCTGGTATAGAATCGTCCGGGTGTTCAAAATATTTGCCACAATCACTTGCAAGTGATGATAAATCATATGCACCAGACAGCATAACAGATTCTAAACTTTGCCGTTCTCTTAATCCTAATGATGTGCATATTGGCCTCATAATCAATGCAATTATGGTAACTTCTTCTCCGGGTGTTGTTGTATACGGCTTTCCACTTGGCATTCTACATTGCACTCTATGCTCAAACCGTATTTTTATACCACCCTGCGCAACAGCCGCTTTATTTATTGCTGGTGGTATTTTCTTCCCTCCGGTGATGCGTGCATTGTTGGCGTCATCACCACCCCCTCCACGAGCAAATGTCGGAGCCCTTAATATGTCTTGTTTCACAATTAATTCCTCAATAATAGGTTCAAGTATCAATTCTGTGCTCGGTGGGGGTTCAATGAGCATTTTAAATGAATTATATGGTTTTATTCCCTGTTTGACGTAATACAAGAAATATGATTGAGTAATTGCTTGCCTTAACATCAATTCAGGAACTGTACTCATTGAGCCTGATTTAATTTCATTCATTTTAATTTCATCTTCTAACAGCCCATACATACTAATAAACACTTCCAGTGGTGTGTCTTTGTTTTTCTCCGCTAAATCGTCGTAATATTTCTTCCTGTCTTCTGGTTGCAATTTTTCCAAATCTATTGTTTTTACAGATGTTTCCAACACCAATATTTTCTTATTTGGCGCAGGAGCTGCTCCAGCCGTTATTTCTGATGACGGAGGTTCCCCGTTATCATCTACTTCCATTTTTAATAATCGAATATGCGATATATACACTTCTATATTTTATTTGTAGAAGCATAATAACCAAAATCAATGCTATGCAGCTCTATATGGCGTATAGAACAACGAATATTGTAGGGATGTTTGGTGGCAC